GGCAAACTCTAGCGCCGTCTTGCCGGCACCGCCAAGCACGGCATCAAGAGACATGCCAGCCTTCAGCAGTTCAAGCATGCCCTGCGCGGCTTCAGTAGGCCCGACGCCGAGAGCCTGCGACATCGCCATAGACGATGCCTTGATCTGGTCGATCTGCGCCGAAGTCGCACCCGTGCTCGCCCGAATGTTGAGCAGCGTGGACTCAAACGCTGCACCCTGACGCACGGCAGCGGCAATAGGTGCCGCCATGCCAATGCCAGCCGCCGCCAGCTTGCCGCCGCCCGAAGCCAGCGAGCGGCCCATATTGCCGAGCGACTTATTGACCCGAGCCAGCGCCGAGAAAAACTTCCTCGGATCGGCACCGATCTCGACAAACACGCCGCCGGCTCTGACTGCTCCTGCGCTCATACGTGTTTCTGCCAGTCCTTGCCAAAGAGGCGTTTCAGATCATCAGGCGTCGCCTGTCTCGGCTTCGGCTTTTTCGCGTACGGGTTGAACTTCCTTGGGTCGGCTTTTGCTGAGTTCTTGTCTCGGTTCAGATTCGCTTGCTGTGCCAGGATGTTCGCCGTGTGCCACCACTCGTGTTCTAGGCGGCTGTCACGAGCGGCGAAGAGTTGTCGGACGGTCCACTTGCCTGGATGGACGCCGAGGATTCCGGCGGCTTCCCAGATGGCGTCCCAGACGCTCCTGCGAGGCTCTCCACCGTCGCCTTCTCCAGGCCCGCCTCCGCTCTGCCGAGCATCTCGTTGGCTACCTCGTCCATCTTGGCGGCCAACAGCCCGATCATCTTGCGGAGGCGCTGGGGGAAAAAATCGACAAGCTCCTGCTCTAGCGCCTTCGTCGCAGCGTCTAGCGAATCGCCACGCAGACCGTCAAGGAAATCCTCTCTCGACAGCCCCTTCGCTTCGATCTGCTTGGTGAGCATTGCGTAGAGGATCTCGCCAATCTTGGCGTACTGGCTTCGCAGCACTTGGAACGTCTGCGAGATGTTCGCAGCGTCCACCATGTCGAACGGCACAGCCTTACGCTCGCCGCTCTCTTCGTCCACAACATCGACCGTGACGTTGTCACGGACACGCAGCGCCGACGCCACCGTCAACGCCACCTGCCACGGCCTGCCTTGGTCATCACGGAACTCACGCATCCCACTACCTCGCCAATCTAGGATCAGTCATCCGGCCTTCAAGCGTGAACGTCGCCACGCCATCAATCGGATCGCTCTCGCTGATGCCTGTCATCACTGCGAGAAATGAAAACCCTGCGGCCCCGCCGTATACAGTGAAAGTCCCGCCCGTGTGCATTTTCTCAAACGCCGTGCCGAGATCCGACACGTTATTGAGTTCGACGCTCACGGCGCAGTCGTATCCAGTGCTGTAGGTCGCTGCGTACCGACTGCCGTACGGGTTGACGTCGATCGTGCGTGCCGACTCCGTCAGCGTCACGTTGCGAGCGCTGGCGATGTAGCCGCCATCAAGCATGATGGAACAGTCTTTCCCCAGCGTGATCGCCACTAGAACTCCTTGGCGGTCACGTTGTAGGTGACGGCGCCGTCAACGCCAATGTTCTCCGACACGCTCATGATCGAAAACGAGCCAGAGGTGCCGGCAGCAGTCAGCGAGGTGATGAGCCCGTCAGGGTCGTGGCACTCAATTTCCCACGTCTTCGTCACGAAGCCGGCACGACTAACCCTGCGGCCAGGAGCACCGGCAGAGCCGCCGACGTTGGAGCGGTTTGAGATGTCAATCGTCTCGCACTCCTCGGTGAAGCTCGCCGAGATGATGCCTTCGCCAAACGGAGGAGCGGACGCTGCGTCTTTTCCGAGAGAAATTGCCATTGGTTCGTTTTCCTGTGAGAGTGATTAGGCGCTGACGGTACGCGAGCCGCTGACGGTGAAAGTGATAATGCCGTCGAGCGGCTGGCTCTGGGCAATGTTGGTGCAGATGTACGTGGCGTTGCCGGTCTGCGTGCCGCTGATGGTGAACGTGCCGCCGATGCTGACGCCTGGAGCGTCCACACACTCAAGCTCAATCGTCTGCTCGATGAGAGCCTTGCGGAACTTGCGGGACGTGTCGCCGAACTTGGTGACGTCAACGTCTGACGCCGAGTTGGTGACGGTGCATGACCGAGCGTTCGCGACGCCCGTGATAGTCACGTCTTTGCCGAGCGTGATTTCAACTGAGCCAATTGGCATGTGGTGCCCTCTCGTGTGCGAGTGCCAGCGGTGCGGCTGGTTCGCCCACGGTATGGGCAGGCAGGCGGAATTTAGACCGGGTATGCCGTGGCTAGTTTCTCGCCAGCATGTTCCGCCACTTCTCGTTAGCCTTGGCAACGGCGGCGTCTACACGCTTCGATCCTGCCATGAACGGGCGGGCCGGATAGCGAGCCATGCGGGTGATCGACGTGCGTTCCCAGTTGCGGCTGTTCTTGAATCGCCCAGCCTTGTCGATCTGCCAGATGAGAGCACCGTATTCGTACTGGTTCGCTTGCGGCAGCGACGAAGTGTATCGCCCTCGCTCGTCACGCCCTTGGCGTCCGTTGCCGCGCTTCCGCAGGTACGCATTGCGTGCCGCTCCGACGCCGATACGCCATGCCGTCTGTTTCACGGTGCCGCCCATCTGGTGCAGCTGTGCCAGCCAGGGCTTCGTCTTGTACGTCCCGATCACGGCAGTGACACGGGCCGGATCGTAGAAGTCCATGATGTCGTAATAGAACCACCGCCTTGGCGACCACGACTTGACAGGCTTCCCTGCTGCCCTTGGCTCACCGGAAGAGTATCCAGTGATGTCGAGGTACAGACCGCCGACAAACTCAATCGGCTTGCCCCGCCCCATCCGCTTCCGTGCCGCCGCCGATGTCTTTGGTGGGCTTTGACCGATGCCCTTCTGGGCGGCCTGTTTGATGTCGTGCCCGAGGTTTGACAACACCTTGGCATTCATCTTGCCGATCATCTTCGCCACCTTCGGGCGATCAAAGAAGTTGCCCCTGATCGACGCCCGCAGCCGGAGCCGCCCGAGCGTGTCCGCAGACATCTCCCGGCGATTGCCGCCGATCATGCCGGGACGGATAAACGCCCGGCTCATGCCAGAAAGAATCGACGGCATAGCAGCCTCCTAGACGGTCGGCGTCGGCAGCACGTTTGTCTCGAACACCCGATAAGTCGCCGTGATCACCGCACGCCAGACGTTCCGCTCTGTCAGTGCGTCGTCAGGGTTCAGGTCGATTCCCACCGCCTGCGGGCTCGTGACGCCAGCCGGCCACGTGACGCCAGCGCCAAACGAATGGGCACGCACCTGGAGCATGACGCTGTCGGCCAGGTCGAGCATTCCATCAACATCTGCATCAGTGCTCACATGCCGCCCGACGAACACAGACACCGTGTAGTCCACCTGCATCATCTGGCGACTGATTCGCGTCACGTCTGCGCTGCCAGGAATGACGAACACGCGAGGCGACGCCATCGCATCGACGTCAACATTGGCCCAGTTCTTACGCTCCACGACCGTGGACGTGATGCCCCACGTCACGGACTGCAAGCCAGTGGCGAGGCTGTCGGCGAGTGCTCGAAGTGTGCTGCTCATGTATCACCCAAAAGCGTTGACAATCGCCCGACCAATCACCCACCGCATCGCTGCCTGCCCCGCGCGAGCCGAGAGCAGCAGCGCGGACGCTGCGGCTGTGAGGATCGCGGCGAGGTAGATGGAGTCACGCACCGGGAACCTCCACCCACGCCAGCGTAGTCTCGTCCCAATAGTGTCTGCCTTCCGGCTGCGGCGTCGGTGCCTGCCAATCGTGGTTCTCGTCGAGCGACCACGACGGAAACGGCTGCGGTGATACAAACACATCAGCCGACGAGTCGTAGGTAAAGCCGATGCCAGCGAATCGCCTGCGGATGCTGTTGTTGTAGCTCGTCTGCACCCAGCGACCACCAAGCAAAGACTGACAAAACGCGATCCCCTTGGACTCGCTTTCGACGCCGTTGTCGAGCAGTTCCGCGTTGGCGACAACGATCACCTGTGTCACCACGTTTTCGTCGTTGAGTTGTGCGAAGTGTGCCATCAGAACGTGATGCTCCCGGTGCCAGTGAACGTGTACCAGTTGTAACCGCCTGCCTGCGTCACGGTTGGCGAGCCGGTGGTTGCCGATGCGGCAACTGTAGTGCGGATGATCACTACGCCAGAGCCACCGGCACCGGAAGGTGCAGCCCAAGAGGCGCTGTCGCTCGCGCCGCCACCACCGCCGCCAGTGTTCGTCGCGCCAGCGTCACCGGCATACGAACCAGCGCCGCCGCCGCCGGAACCACCGGAGGCAGAGCCGGGGTGTATTCCGCCGCCTCCGCCGCCCGCATAGGTAACGCCGTTGAGCCACGATTGACCGTTGCCGCCGCTGCCAGCAGCCACGTTGGTGCCGTTACCTCCCACAGAGCCAGCACCGCCGCCACCGCCGCCGGGGGCGTCTGTGCATGTGCCACCTGCGTTGCCTTGCCCAGCCGTGCCGGTCCCCGGCGACTGCTTGGGGTAGCCTCCACCCACACCGCCGCCCGAGCCGCCGTTGCCGCCAGCATTCGGCCCGCCGTTGGCAGCGTTGCCGCCACCGTATCCGCCGCCAACCGCCGTCAGCGACGATCCAAGAGAGGAGTTGGAGCCTTGGCTCCCCGGCACCCAATTGCCGGTGACGCCAGACGCTCCAGCACCGACAGTGACCACGTTGGTAGAGCCAACATCTAGCGTTGCTGTGCCGGTCAGCATTCCACCAGCGCCGCCGCCGCCACCATAGGTTTTGCCGCCGCTGCCACCGCCAGCGACAACAAGGTAAGCGACTGACACCCCGCTGCTTGGCGTAGCCGCGCTGCTCGCCGCCGAATACGCCCCCGTGCCGACGCCATTCACCGCTGCCACGCGAAACGTGTAGTCCGTGCCGTTTTGAAGCCCCGTCACCGTCGCGCTCGTTGCGGTCGAGACAGATCGCGTGAAGGTTGTCCACGATCCGCCGCTTGGCTGATATTGCACCGTGTAATCTACGATTGGTGTCTGAGAAAGAACGCCCGTAGGCGCAGTCCACGCCACCACCACCTGCGCATTGCCAGCCGTCGCCGTCACGCTTGTCGGCGCAGGCGGCAAAAACAAATCCCAGCGAGCATCAGAGCCGCCGCCGGAAGCTGGCGTCAGTTCCCACACCGAGCCGCCAGCGTATGTGTAGCTTCTTCCGTTTTGCGTGGAGGTCTGGCCCACGGTGGGCGATGATGGAAATGAGAATGGCATGGTGTTAGTTCCCTAGTTCGATGTAAACGCCAGACGAATCCCAGCGAAACACGCGAGAGGCATCACGACTTACATACAGCACGCCCGCCGAACCAGTGGCGGGAAAGCCTGCGGTGGTCGCCGCCTCGAAAATCTCAGTGGCGCCGGAGCCGCCGCCGAGCGTCAACGTGACGAGGTTGCCGCTGGCGTCCTTCGTGAAGAGCTTGGCGTCGGCCCACGACACAGCCATTTCGTGTGTCTCAAGCTCTGACGCTGCTGGCGTCACGCCAGACGTGTAGCTTCGCCGTGGTTGTACCTTATTTGGCATTACGGCACCGTAAGGGTTGCGGCGTTGCTAGTCACGCTTGCGGCGATAGCTGACGAAACGACAACGCGGTACTGGTCGCCGTCGTCGGCCGCCTTGCTCAATCCGCTCAACGAGAGAACGGATGCCGTGGCGTTGGCGATATTCGTGAAGACGGACGAGCCGACAGAACTGGCAGCGATTGTGCTGGTGCCTGCACCGTTCCCGGCTATAGCGACGAACACGCCGCCACCGTACGCGACACCACACCACCGAGCGCTGGCAGGCAGCGACCGCTGCACCCACACAATGCCGTCCGTGCTTTTAGCTACTGTGTTCGCGGCACCTGCGCCAGTTCTTGCTACAGCAAAAAACGCATCATCACCAAAGGAAACGTGACTCCACCCCGCAAAAGGCATTGCGGCTTCCGTCCAATTGATGCCATCAGCACTAGTGGCGGCAAAAGAACCAGACGAGTTAATCGCAACAAACACGCCATTGCCATACGCCACACTCTGCCAATCGCGGGAATTAGGCAGAGTGCGCTGCGTCCACGTAACGCCATCTGGACTAGTGGCGGCGATGTCGCTACTGGAAGACGATACTGCGACGAACTTACCGTTTCCGTAGGTCACGCTCGACCACCTCGCGCTGGCCGGCAGAGTTTGCTGCGTCCAAGAACTTCCGTCCGCGCTAGTCGCTGCTACATTCGCGCCGCTGGAAAACGCGCCGCTACTGACTGCGACGAACGTACCGTTTCCGTAGGTCACGCTAGAGTACCTAACGCCAGTTGGCAGAGTGCGTTGCGTCCACGTTATGCCATCTGAACTAGTGGCGGCAACCGCACCCGCAGTTACGGCAACAAACGTGCCGCCTCCGTAGGCTACGCTTTCCCACTCCTGATTAGATGGCAGCGTGCGCTGCGTCCATGTCGTGCCGTCTGTGCTAGTAGCGGCAATGTTTCCGTTTCCTGTTCCCTCGCCATTGGAGACGGCCACAAACACGCCATTGCCGTAGGCTACGGAAGTCCATTCAGCACTTGGCAACGTACGCTGCGTCCACGTCATGCCGCTGGAATCTTTTTTCTGCCACTGGTACGAAGGCGTGCCGTCGTGCGTCACGTATGCGGAAACGCTGAACGACGCTGCGCCGCTGCTGGAGGTCTGGTTTGCAGGATGTTGCGTGATGACAATTGTTGGCGTGGAGACGCCGTAGAAGAACCCGCAGTCAATGGCATCGTTTTTCCCAATCGCAGTACTTGCGACAGTGATCGTCTGCCCGGATGCCGTGATTGAGATGTTCGTGCCTGGAGCGACTTCTACCGCGCCAGTTCTTCCAGCAACGGACACGACCGGCCCGTACTTCGCCGACTCAGTTGCAAAGTCGCTGATCGTCGATGCCGTCTGCGTGCCGGTGTGGTTGGCTCTTTGTACGGCGAATGACTGCACGGCAGAGTCAGCAGACGCTTGAGCGGTGCTTACAGGTTTGTTTGCGTCTGACGTGTTATCGACGCTGCCAAGCCCAACGTCAGACGCCGCAAGAGTCACGGCACCAGTGCGGCCCGCCACGCTCTGCACCGGGGCTGCGGCTGCGGCACGGACGTTTGTAAAGTAGAGGTTTGCTGACCCTTCCGGCACGGCATCCGTCGTGCCAGGAGATGGCGAGATCTCGATGAACGTGCTGCCAGACCATCGGTAGATCTTATTGGCGTTCGCGCCAGTGGACACAACGTAGATTTTTCCCGTGTCGCCGCTTTCGGGCAACGTGCCGCCAACGTCCACGACATCGTCAACGTAGCTGGGCAGATTCACGGCCTGCACAAGATTGTTGACCAGCCTAGGAATGTTGCTCCCAAGGCGAGCGTCTGGAACGATCCCAGACGAAAGCAGGCTGGCGTCCGCTGTCGCGCCTGGAATCCCAAAATCAAGCACGGCAGAAAACGCAGTGCCTGAGTTGTTGATCGTGACATTGCTGCCGGGGGCCAGCGTCGTCACCTTGCCGACCTGAACGGTCCCAGAGACGACTGTGGCGTCGCCCGGCGAGATCGCGCCAATAGCAACGCTGACATCGCCCCCGCTGCCGACCGTCGTGTTGACGGTCGCCGCTGACGATACCGACACGTTCGCCGCGCCGGAGTTTGTGACGTTGACTGTGATGTCGCTCATGGAGCCACTGGTATGAAGTCGCCAGAAATAATCGTGCGAGTGATGCCGCCCGGCGCCACCCAGCGAACGTAGTGCCGATAGCGAACACCAGCAGACAGGGCGCCAGTCTGCGTCTCACCAGCACCCCACGTCAGAACCCCGTTGGCAGCGTTTGCGACAGTGATGACGGGGGTAAAAGCCGTTGACCCTATGCCGGGAGACGTGCCACCACCTGCGCCCTGGAAGCCTTGCGTGCTGACCACATAGACGCCAGCCGTGAACGTGTAGCCGGTCACGTTGACATCAAGGTCAATCGTGAAGCTAATTTCATCGCCGATCACATGGGTGATCGTGAGATCGCCAGGCAGCTGGGAAAACGTCGGCATTGCGTAGGCTCCTCGTGCGTGGCATTGTCACGCCTCGTCATGAAGGCACGACCGGCTATGCCTAGCCCCACGTTCCCGTCGCCTCGTCGAGCGGCTCATCATCCTCTGGCGTCCGCTCGGTGACGACAAAGCCGGACGCGGCGAGAACCTCTGGATTGTTCGCCCACTGATCGGGATCGGTGCGTGTGCTGCCGTCGGGCATGCGGACACGCCACGGGAGCGGTGCAATGCGTCCCGTGGAGAGATTGCGGTAGATCATCACAGCCCCCATTTATTCACTAGGTACGTTTCCACGGCTATCGCCTGCCCAGCCGTGAGCGTGCCCGAGTAGGCAATCACCTCGCCAATGTGCCCGTTATTCATAGTGCGGCCGGTAGAGCCAAACGAGTCGGCACCGAGGACTATTGGCTTGCTTCCAGTGACTGCCGTAAATGATGCGCTAGTGTGTTGCCACCTGTCTGGCGAAGTACGCGCAGACACGCCAGTAGCAAAGTTGACAAAGTTTGCGCTGGTAATCGCAACTCTATTCAGCCTATACGCCACAGCCGTGACACTACCGGGATTAGAGTCCACTGCCACGGTATCGACGGACGGCGTGTTAAGGTTGTAGTTGAGCGAGCCGTTTGCGACCTTTGAAGAACCAGACGTGCGAGCGCTTACCACTGACGTGAAATCGGACCTTGTAGTCGGTTGATTCCACACCACAAAAATTGTGCCGATTGTGTATGTATAGGTGCCGCTCATCCAGTCGCCAGTAAACTCTACGGCCGACAGACCGTTCTTGACGTTCGTTTTTCTCAGCGGCTGTATTCCGCTGGTCGCCTGCGTGAAGTGCCTTCCGTTACCTGACTTATCCTCCCATCGCAAAACCGCGCCGTCCGCAGCAACCAGCGAGCCGCCAGAGGTGGCGTCGTACAAAGTGCCGGCGTCAGAACCGTCTAGCCACAGTTGCAGGCCGGGTAGTGCAGAGGGAGACGCGATTGTTAGCGGCCAGATTCCATCGCGAGCAGCCGACTCTAGTTCCGTAATACTCCACACACCGCTCGCGCTGGTCGCAGTCGGAACGACTCTCCTGCCAATGCATCCGCCGCCGCGCTGAAGCCCCACTAGCTAGCCTCCTCGTAGGAGCAGACCACCGCCAAGTCGCCGCCCGCGCTTGCCGTCACCGTGAGCCTGCGATCCTCCTCCAGCCACACCGAAGAGTCACGACCGAGCAGGACGACCGTAGCGTCCGCAGGGATCGTCACCGTCGATGCCAACGCGAACCCTGTGCCGCCGGATGCTGCGTTGTAGATTCTCACCGTGGCATCGACACTGCTCGTGCCGTCGATGTTGGCGAGCGTCACCAGCGTCACCCGGAGAGCCTTCCCGCTGGAAGCAGCGTTGACGAGCAAGTCCGTCTCCGTCGTATTCGCCAGCGTCAGGTACGTCGCCTTGCCGGTGATGGTCGTCGGTGCTGCGAGATTTGGAGCGGCCATAATGTGTTACCCAAAAAGGAGGACGCGACCGTAGCTAGATGCAGACGAACCGCTACTACCGCCACCAGAGACTCCGATCTCTACGTAGACGGGCGATTCCCACTGAAATAGTCGAGAGTTACTCTCGTCTAGGTAAAGCGTCGTTTCTGACCCAGTCGCAGGGAACGCCGATGTGCTCGCATGCACTGACAGTGACGATCCACCGCCAGACGCAAACTGCGTGACCGTTCCGTTGGCCGCCCTGTAGAACAGCTTGCCGTCTGCCTCATTGACAGCGATCTGACCGCTGAC